ATTGATTTTATCAATTAACATTAAATCAGTATTAATATCTTTACCATTTAAGCCAAAGAAATTTTGTTTTTCCATAATGTCAAAACCATTTAAATAGTTTTTAACAACACCTGGATATTTCTTTTGAATAAGTAAATCAATTCTAGTGTCTTCTAATACATTAACATATTGTCTTAAGCTATCATCATCTGAAATTTGTTTCCAACCCTCTGCTGGTGTAAATAAAGCATGAGAACATTCATGTGCTATAAGCATATCATAAACGTCACCACTTTGTACTTTGAAAATAGGTAAAGTTAAGACTCTGTTAAGAGTATCAAACGAAGCTGTTTTTACTTGATTGTGTTGTACTGTTATATTCTCTGTAGCAATAAGTTTTGCTAATTGAGATTTTGTATCAAATTTAATTAGTGTGTTTTTTTGTGTAGTCATATGTATATCCTATATTATTTCAGTGTTAAAGTCAAGCCTTAAAATTTTATAGAAAACGGTTAATAAACCAAAGAAAGAAAGTATAAAAAAATTAACCGTTTTCATATGTATATCCTATCGCAAAACGCTATAGAAGTCAACCCTATAAATATTGTTGATTTTACTTACTTATTGAAAAAATAGAACCAGAACATATTATCTACCTACAGCTTTTAGAAAGTGATTCTTACATTCTTCCCAATTCATATAGATTAAATCATCATAAAAATGAACATCTGTATTATAACGGCCTTGTTCAACTAGGGATTTAACTCGTTTTTTAGCATGCTTTTCTTTCCATACCTTTACTAGTGATTCTGTACTACTATCAAATCTTTTAATTAAGTCTTTGTCTTCTATCTTACCACATAAAAATTCGTTTGTATTTTCATATAGTTTTGTAAAGTAAATACCTCTTTGATGTTCAGTTCTAATATACTCTTTTGGTATAGAAAGTTTAGAATATGTAAAGTTTAATGCTCTATTCTTATGATCTCTTTTTAATGGTTGGCCGTTAGGTCGTTTTGCCTCATGCCATTCCCAATATTTTCTTGTATGATTTTTCTTTAACCATACCCATATCATATTTCTAACTGATCTGCTTGGTTGAAATGATACTGAACCTGTTGTAAAGCCCATTCTTTTCCAATACTTTAAACCATCATATTGTGATAATGTATTTGCCTTTGCTTTACCATATAAACTTGTAGTGGTTACACCAACTAGTGTATCTTTGTATTTCTCTTTCCACTTGTTTTGTACTTCATCTGATAAACATAGATATGCTAACAGTTTACCACCTGTAAATGAATAACCTAGTGGTTGTGTCGGTACAATAGATGAACCTATTGCTGTGTGATTAATCTTACCTGAAAATGTTTTAATCTGTCTATCCCAACCAATAAACTTATCTCGTGGTGTTAAATCCATAAAGTCACCAGATATACAAATTACACCAAGGTATTTGCCTGATCTATTATCTTTTACTATAAAGAACATCTGTCTACCAATGTTTGAATTGTTTTTCATAGTAGATAAAAAAGTTCTTAATGTATTCCACTTTTCAGATAGGTCACCTCTTCTTTTTTGGCCATTAAAGTTTAATTCTGTATCATCTGTAAATTCTAACACAGGCTCTAACTTGTCAATATCTTCAGGTGATTCGGGAGTCCAAATATTGTTTTTAACTGTTTTTATAAATGCCTCTTGTGTAGGATCAACAAGGGCTGGTCTGTCATCAAAGAAATTATTTGTTTCTACTGTCTTATACTTTTCGTGTACTTCTATCCACTTCTCGTATAAAGTGTATTCTTGGACTGTCATCTTTGATACAAAGGACAAGTCTTTTTCTATAGATGATTTTAAAACTGATTCGGATATATCCTCTACTTGTGATATGTCATTCTCATCTGACCATATCTTCCATTGTTCCTCTACCCATTTGTCTTCAATATCTTTGCTCATAATATAGTATAAGGTATCACACTTATTTTAAAATGTCAATGCTGGCCTCGGTTTCAATTACCACTCTAGCCCCACAAGGCAATATAGGTTTATCGTTACCGCCATATATCATTTTACTAGGCCCATTGATTTGAACCTCGTGGCAGTAAGTATTTTTACTACCTTGTTTAATTGTAATAACCGGGTCATTCTTATCGTGTTTTTTGTTACTACGAATTACGTGTTGATTTACGTGTATGTAAGTTTTAGATGATTTTGATAACTTTGGCATTTTTATCCTTCTTCATTATATCCATCATTTTTTCAGCTTTATCATAGGCTCTCTTTAACTTGAATTTTGATGCTTTATCTGTAAAGTTTAAACCCATTGTGTGGTCATATTCATGTTGAAAGATACGACTAAACATACCATCTAAATGGCCCTCTTTTAAGTCACCATTCTCATCTTGGTATTTAACCACTACCTTACGAGGTCTTGTGATAGATAAGAATACAAATGGAAAGGTTAAACAACCCTCTTTCATTACAGTAGTTTCTTCACTACTTGATATAATCATAGGATTAAAACAGGCCATTTTCATACCATTCTCTAATTGTAGGTGATCTCCTAATACAAACATATTAAAAGGTAGTCCAACTTGATTACAAGTCATACCTATTCCACCATATTTTTTCATAGTAGTAAACATAGAATCGACTAATTCTTTTCTATCTTTAAAACCTTCTTCTTTTAGCATATCATCTTGGAATGGTGCGATTGCTGTTTGTACTCTTGGATCGGTTGGTGGTATTAATTTTAGTTCTTTCATATTATCTCCTATGCTTGATTCAACCTTGTAAAGTTTTTGTACTTCTCGAATTTCACTATCTCGGTAAACTTATCAAATAGTATATCTCCTTTGTGTGATATAATAAAGATGTTTTCTTTTGTCATAGTCTTTATAATTTTAAAGAAGTCATCTGTTCCTTGACCGTCTAAACTACTATCAAAGATTTCATCTAATACAAGTAAGTTTGTGTTTACACTATTTTTCATCTTAGCAATCTGTCGCCAAGTAAATAGTAAAGCAAGGTCTATTCTCATCTTCTCACCCTCACTAAAGTTATTGTAGTTAAAGGTATCTCTAAATCTACTCTTAACTGTTTCATTAAACTCCTCATCTAAATGAAATGATATAAAGAAGTCCATAGATTGTAGATACTGATTAATTAATGTATTCATAATTGGTACATATTTTTTAATGATTTGAGATTTAGCTCCTTTATCATTTAATATGGTTCTTAATACATCTACATACTTTTGTTGATCTATTATCTTATCTCTTTCAGTTTTATTTTCTTCTAAATCTGATTTTAATTGTTCTAATTGTTTTTCTATATCTTTACCATCTGATTGTTTATTTTGTAAAGATTGTATTTCTTCATGTATGTTATTTGAATACTTATCTAATTCCTCAACAGAGGTTTGTAGTTTAGAAACCTCGACATTCATCTCATATATCTTTTTAGATATTTTTTCCATGGAGGTTAAGTATTCTTCTTGTTTAGTTATTTCTTCTACAAGTTTTTTCATACCATCATTTAAGGTGCCTAATTTATCTTCTTCATGTTTAATCTTTTCACCTTTAAAATCTAGTTCTAACGGTTGAGTACATGTAGGACAGTTATCATTCTCACTAAAAAACTCTAAATTCTTTTTATGTGTGGATATGTTTTGTTCTATCTTGGCCTCTAGTTTAGATAGTTTGGTTAACTTGGCCTGTTCTTTTGTCTGATCTTTTACACTATCTCTATGTCTTTCTAACTCATCATTGATCTTATCAATCTTTCTGTTATAGTCATAGTTGGCCTGACCATTCTTCTCTAATAGTCGTTTCTTACCATCTAGGTCGTTCATATTAAGGTCGGAGATGGCGTTATAGTGCTTTAACTCTGTTTCATACTTAGATTCTATAAGATCACACTTGTGATTTAATTCCGTAACATTTTTTGTTAACTCTGATTGTTGAGGTCTTAATATTAAATCCATAAGTCCAAATACTCTTATGTCTAATATCTCTTCCACAACCTCTCGTCTATACCTTGGTTTCATTTTCATAAACGGTTCATATGATGATGAACCTAATAATACCACTTGTAAAAATGATCTATAGTTTAATCTCATTATATTGTTTTCTAAATATTTTTGATAGTCTATACTATTGGCGTCTTGGTTTACTAATACACCATCTTGGTATATTTCAAATATATTAGGTTTGATACCTCTAATAATTTTGTATTGTTTAGTACCAACATCAAACTCTAGTTCAATCAAGCAATCACCATCATTTACAGTGTTGACCATTTGTTCTTTTTTAATAATTCTAAAAGGTCTATTAAATAATACGAAACATAAAGCGTCTAATAAAGTTGACTTGCCACTACCATTAGTACCAACAATCAATGTGGTATTTGAACTGTTTAGTTTAATTTCTATTGGTGTATTACCAGTAGATAGAAAGTTTTTATATTTTATGTTCTTAAATGTTATCACTCACTAGCCTCCACATAAAGTTCTTTAGCAAATTCTTTTAACTTATGTTTATCTAAATCAGTATCTACCTGATCAATATAGTTTCTTAAAAAAGTTAATGTATCTTCGCCTGAGTCTAATATATCATCTCTGACGGAAGACTTAATATCAGTAGGGTCTTCTACTATTATTAGTTCATGTACATTTATGTCGTTATAAAACTTTTCTATAAGTTTGTTATATACTTCTTCATTTGTTTTTTGAGATACGATTAACTTAACAAAACAATTATCATAGTTTTCAAGTCTTTGGTGTGTATAGTCATATTTGGTATCATCATATATAAACTTTTTAAATATTGTATTTGGATTTTCAACTCTTTCTAGTTCTCTTGTGTTTGTATCAAAGATATGAAATCCTTTTGGACATTTGTAGTCTGACCACATAATCTCATATTGAGTACCTAGATAATGAATATGGCCATTATCTGATTTTTTATGAAAGTGTCCTGATAATACTTTTTCAAATCTTCTAAATTGATTGCTTTCTAGGCCGTGTTCGTTCATATGACCGCTGTGCATTTCAAAGCCTTTTATTTCTAAATGACCAAAACATATATCAGCATTTGAGTGATCTATGGCATGTATAGAATCGTCATAGTTGTCATCACATATCCAAGGTAAGAATTGTATTTTAGTACCATCAAATTCCACTTCTCTTGGTTGTGTGTATATTTTAACGTCTGGTCCTACATTTAAATTTTCTATGGCATTTACTTCGTTTGTATTCTTATAATAAGTATCGTGGTTACCAATAATAATATGTGTATCTATTTTTAAATCAGATAGTCTGTGCCAAAACTTCTCTCTAAAGTTATGTGCTGTATTATGATTTATAAACTTTCTTCTATCAACAACATCACCAAGGTGTACAAGTGTTGTTATATTGTTTTCTATTATATATGGAAAAAAGACCTCATCATAGAATTTGTTTTGATATTCCATAAAAGCTGGACTATCGTTTCTACAACCAAAATGAGTATCATTTAGTAATGCAAGCTTCATAATTAAGCAAAAAACTTAGTTGTAGTTGTTTTTTTTTTTCTCTTAACTGGTTTTTTATCTTTTTTAACCGGTTCTTCAATTCTCATATTCTTTTGTAAGAATTCTCTAAATTGATTTTTAAATTCACCATCTTCACCTGGTTGTAAAGCGACATCATCAAAATTATTATCCATAATTAATCTGTGTTTAATTGTAACCTGTTTCTTTTCTTTTTGTATTCTTCTTATAAAAGCAAAGTAAATGATTTGTGTAAAGTAAGCAAAAGGATTACTTGATTTAGCTGGATTAAAATTATGTAAATATTGTAAACAGTTTTCTATACCATCAGAAATCATATCATCTCTAAATGTGTAATTGATAAAATTTGGTCTGTATGATAAATGATTTGCTATCTTTAAAAAACAACTACCAATATAATCGGTTACTCTTGGTTTTTCTGCTTTTTGTTTTTCTGCTTTTTCTACTTCTTTTTTGTAGGCCGTCATGGCCTCTAAGAAATCTTTGTTATTAACGTAATGTTCAGTTTTCTTTTTTGTTTTAGTCATGTTCTTAATATACTATACTTTGTTTAAAATGTCAATGTTTTTAGGAATTAATCTTTAATTAATTCAACTACAACAGATTCAGCTTTTCCATAATTTTCATACTTTTCTCTATAGTGTTTCCATATTTTTTTTTCTAAAGACTTTTGAGTGCCTTTGTATGTGTACGATAACTCACAGTACTTCATAGGTTTTTCACTATTGTAAGTCACTTTAATTCTCCATTCACTTGTCATATCAACATTGACTTTTCGTTTATCTTGTAGTATAATGAGCGGTGTAGCGTGTTCAGTTGAATATACTCCAGCTTAAGCTTAGTGTAGAGTACCACCTTCATCATCATCTGTAAACTCATCAAATATTTCATTTACTCTATCGTTATCTTCTTTAGTAAACATTGTTCTTTTGTAGTCATTGTCTTTTCTAGGAGCTTCAAGTTTCTGATAGTCATTTGACATATGATTAAAAGTTTTTTCCATTTCGGAACTGGCATTTGTGATTGTCATTATTTTTTTTATTGGTATAGTTATAATCTCATCATTGGTGTAGGCCGCCCATTTAATAAGAGCCACATAATCTTTGAACCCTTGTGGTGTTAATTGAGGTACGTATTTAATTAGTAATGGCTTTACTAAACGAATCAAACCGGTTTTGTCGTCTAATTGAGCTTTTGGAAAAGCACAAACTATATCATCACCATTGTCTAGTTTAATTACCTTAACGGCCGATTGTGTTGTTTCTGGTAAAATTTCTTTTGTCATCTATTATTATTTAGGTAATTCAATAATTGCTTTAATTCAACTAAACTTGAATCAGCTTTTAATCTATTAGCTCTTTTACTTATAACACAAATATTATTCTTTGTATATGGTTTTGAGTTATCTATTCTATCTAAACTATAACCCCAATCTTTATGTAAATGTACAAAAGGTTTATTTAAAACAGGACATTTATCAGGTATTTTAATATCTTCTTTTTTTAAATTAAAAGGCCAGTTTTTTCTTTTTGATCTTTGTTTAGCTCCATCTAATAAGTTTTCTCTTAAATGGGTACTTCTATATTTCTTTCCTTTTTCAGGTGTATTATAATCTCTCATATACTTATTAAACTCATCTCTATTTTCGACTCTTCGTCTATCGTATCTTGCTTTCCTACAAACAAAACAACCACCATAAATATACATTTTTGCTAAATGTCCGTGTTTACATTTTTTACCAACAAAGTAGTATTTCAATCCTTTTTCTAGGGCCTCTTTTCTAGTCATATGTTTCATATTATATATTTATACTTTTAAACATTTATACTATTTCAAATCCACGTTATGTATCTCGTATTCAAAGTCTTCTTCATTGTAAATGCTAATACGTTCTCTAAAGTGAGCCAGAGTGTAATTCTCTTTTTCATTGTGTGATAAATCATCAGCAATATCATAGAGTGTGGCTGCCGAGTTATCATCTTTTAACCTAAGACCACGGCCAATAGATTGCAAGTTTCTTATCCTAGATTTAGAAGGACTAGCAAAAATAACGTTATGAAGATTCCGTATGTTAATTCCCGTAGAGAAAGTCCCATAACTTGCCACGATAATAGCGTTGTCAGATTTCTCGGTGATCTCTCTAATTTGTTCTCGTTGTTCTGTGTCAACTCCTCCGTGGACATAGAAGACTTGTTTGTCTGTTGCTCGTTCTCGTATAGTTTCATATAATTTTTTTCCATGTTTTTCTACATATTGAAATAAACATAATGTATTTCCATTTAGTGAAGTTGCCAAGTTTCTTATATATTTATTTCTTTTATCATTTGACACCAAATAGTCCATTTCTTCTTGGTATGTCTTGTCTTTAAGTAAACGACAGGCATCCTTGT